CCGGATGATCTGATTTTTGATGACGATGACGATGACGAATTTTTAGGAGAAGATGAATGACACTGGAAGCAATCAACACCTGGCACCAGCGTGCCAGACCCGAGCCCACCCTGGTCCATTTTGGTACTCAGGTTGGTTGTCATATCGAGGAGTTCGTGGAAATGCTCGACAGCCTCTCGTTCCGCGCCACCGACGAGCAGCGCCAGATGATGGGCGTGGCCCACTCGGTGCTGGAGCTGGTGTCGCGCGACCTCAAGAGTGGTGCCATGACGGTGCGCGTCGAGAACCGCAAGGAGCTGCTCGACGCCATGGCTGACCAAATCGTCACCGCGGTGGGCGTGGGGCACTGCGCCCAGGTCGACATCCTGGAGGCCTGCAAGCGGGTCAATGATTCCAACTGGAGCAAATTTACCCCAGAGGGCCAGCCCATCTTCAAGGAGGGCGGGAAAATAGCCAAAGGCCCAAACTACGTCGAGCCCGATCTCGAAGGTTTGTACTGACATGAAGTTAACAAAAAGCCAAAACAAGACCCTTAATGTCATCGCATCTTGTGGCGGGTGGGTTACCAATTCACAACTTAGGAATGGCGGTGCTTGGGCAGCCTCTTGTCCCAAATTAGTAGAGCTTGGCCTTATTGAAGAACGAGGCGGCGGCAATGATGGATTCAAGGAGTGGAAAGCAATGACGAAAACTGATCGTGAAATAAAGCTTGATTACGCCAAGATAAACCCGTGGCACCAGCATCTTGAGTCTCTCAACGAAAACTCATGCAGATTCGTAACGGGTGCACAGGTCTTAGTTTCCCTGGCCACAACCATCGGAGAAAGAAATGATTGCTCGCCGATGGATATGCTGATGGAGGCCATCAATTACGTCGTAAAGCAAGACACCTGCGGACAGCCTCTCAGCGAAGTGCAAGCCAATGAAAAGCTGGCGTGCTTAATCGAAATTCTGCAAGAGGGCTGCATTGTTGTGCAGAAACATTAAATGACCGTCACCCCCGCCAGGTTTGTCACCCTGCAAGTGGCACAGCACGCCATCGGCCTGTCCATCGCCGCCATGCGTGCCAAGATCAAACGCTGCGACTGGACGCTCAACAGACAGTACCGCAAAGGCCCAGACGGGCGCATTTACATCGACATGGAAGGAGTCTCAAAATGGATACAGGGAAAGGGGTAGAGCTGCGCGACAAGTCCATCCGCATCGGTTTCCGGTGGGAGGGCGAATGGGCGCGCGAAAGGCTCGACTGGCCACCCACCCCGGCCAACATCAAAAAGGCAGAAAAGCTGGCAGTACAAATCCGCCAAGCCATCAAGAGCGGCAGCTTCGTCTATGCCGACTTCTTCCCTGACAGCCCGCGCGCCAAGACGCAGGAAGGCGTTATCAAGACCCTTGGCGAGTGCTGCGACGAATGGCTGGACACCAAGCGACGCCTGGCCAGTAAGACGATTACCCAGTACGGCAACTCGCTGGAGGTCTGGAAGCGCCTGCTCGGGGCCGACAAGCCCATCAACCAGATCACCCATACCCAGGTGGCCACCAAGGTGGGCAGCGAGCCCTGGGCCTCGGCCAAGTTGCTCAACAACTACCTGATCACGCTCAGGGGCGTGTTCAAGCTGGCCAAGCGCGACCTCAAGATCGACAACCCGATGGAGGGCATCGAGAACAGCAAGTTCCAAAGACCCCCGCCGGACCCGCTGACGCGCGATGAAATGGATGCCGTGCTCAAGTGGATGGAGTCCAATATCGACGACCGAGTCTGGGCCTACTTCGAGTTCGCCTTCATGACCGGTATGCGCCCAGAAGAGATCATTGCCTTGAAGTGGACCGATCTCGATGAGTGCGACGGCTCGATCCGGGTCCAGCGGGCGCGCTCAGCTGGTGAGTACACCACCATCAAGACCTACCAAACCCGCGACGTCGACCTGGTCAGCCGGGCGTTGGATGCAGTGAAGTACATGCGCAAGTACACCGGCAATTCGGAGTTCATCTTCATGAACCCGGTCACCGGCAAGCCCTGGCACGACGAACGCAGCCAGCGGGACCACTACTGGAAACCAGCCCTGAAAGCCACCAGGACCCGCTACAGGCGCGCGTACAACTGCCGGCATACCTATGCCACCAACGCGCTGTCCAGCGGCGTCAATCCGACCTACGTCAGCCGGCAGATGGGCCACGCCAACGCGAAGATGCTGTTTACTATCTACGCGAAGTGGATCGACGGCGCCGACCGCGGGCGTGAGAAGGCCAAGATGGAGGCTGCGCTTTTGTAGCTGGCGTCTATTTTTCAAAAACATCAAACAAGGACACATCATGCAAGTCATCAAAGAAGAAGGCTCACGGCCCATCAAGGCGTGGGTAGGCCACAAGAATGGTCCAGTCATATACCAGGATGAAGACCAGGCTGTGCATTTGCCAGTCCCAGACATCGAAGACTCAGCCCTCATCCAGCTAAAAAACCTGGCGCGCCTGCCATTTATCCATTACAACGGGGTCGCCGTCATGCCCGATGTGCACGCCGGCAAGGGCTCCACCATCGGCAGCGTCATTGCCACCGAGCGCGCCATTGTGCCGGCCGCAGTTGGGGTTGACATCGGCTGCGGCATGAATGCGGTGCGCCTGACGCTGCGCGCCGACCAGTTGCCCGACAGCCTGAGCGCCATCCGGGATGCGATTGAAAAGGCGGTGCCTCTGGGGAAGGGAGGCAATCAGTCACAAGACATCCTGGACGCCAACCTGCACCGCCTGCCGTTTATGGGCGGCGACAGGATGACTGACCAGCTCGCCGACATCGGTGGTGGCATTGAGAACATGCTGATCAAATCAGCCAGCCAGCTCGGCACCTTGGGCTCCGGCAACCACTTCATTGAGCTCTGCGTCGACGAGTCCAATCAGGTCTGGGTCATGCTGCACTCAGGCTCGCGCGGCATCGGCAACATGATCGGCACCCACTTCATCGAGCGCGCCAAGCGCAACATGGAAAAGTTTTTCATCAACCTGCCAGATACCGACCTGGCCTACCTCCCGGAAGACACGGACGATTTCAATGAGTATGTGGAGGCTGTCCAATGGGCGCAAGATTATGCGCTGGAAAACCGGCGAGTAATGATGCAGGCTGTCCTCAGGGCGGTGGGTGGCGCGCTGCCACAGCTTGACATCCAGGCCAGCGAAGAGGCTGTGTCTTGCCACCACAACTACGTCGAGCGGGAACACCACTTCGGCCGCAACCTGTGGGTCACTCGCAAGGGCGCCGTGCGGGCGCGCGCTGGCGACCTTGGCATCATTCCCGGGTCGATGGGCCAGAAGTCGTACATCGTGCGCGGCAAGGGCAACCTCGAGTCGTACTGCAGCTGCAGCCATGGCGCCGGCCGCCAGATGTCGCGCGCCGAGGCCAAGCGCCAATTCAGTCTGACCGACCTGGTCAACCAGACGCAGGGCATTGAGTGTCGCAAGGATGCTGATGTGATCGATGAAATCCCAAGTGCGTACAAAGACCTCGACCTGGTCATGGCCAACCAGGCAGACTTGGTTGAGGTGGTGCACACGCTCCGAGCTGTTTTGTGCGTGAAAGGAAACTGATGAAGTTGTAAACCATTCGGAAAAACAATCGTCAACCTAAAGGCTAACACCCGACAGCTTGTGCCGGGTTGCCTGATTTTCAAAAAGTTCCCAAAAACTTCCCACAGAACTTAAAAACTACCATTTCTCCAATGAAGGAGATGGTAGGCGCGATTGGACTCGAACTAATTATGTATGCCTTTTAAATCAAGCTTAAAGCAAACTCACCCAGTAGGGAGGTGGCCATGCCTGGGCATAGAAAAGACATTTTTTCCCCGAGAACTTCCCACGGATCGGAAAATCGTCTGAATTTTGTCTGCTGCATTTCAGCAAACCATACTGCCAATTAACTGCTTTTTGCTTGTATCAGGTGTTGCAGTTCGGCACAGTCAGCGTTTCCCACGCTTGTGCCATTCTGTCAATTGCATTCCAACGGCGCCGGACCTACCATGGGTCCCATGCTTGGCGCCATCTTCATCACCCTCCTCGTGATTGGGTTCTTCGCTTTCCTGGCGGTCGCACCGCAGGAGACGATCCAGATCACGCTTGTCCTGGTTTGGGGTCTGATGCTACTCTCTGCAGTCATCAGCCCCTTCCTGGGTTACTGAGCCATCGCCGCATTCAGGCGTTTCATGGTCTCGGTGATTTGCGCCTCCTTGGCCTTGATCGCCGAGCGCTCAGCACCCTTCTTCAATAACTCCCTCTTCTCCCTGCGCAGGCGCTGCACCTGGCGCTCAGCCACGTTGGCCTTGGCAATCAGGTAGGCGTCCGGCCGGCTTCGGATCAGTTCCGCCGCTTCGGCCATCTTGCCGTCCTTGCGCATGCCTTTGACCTCGGTCTCCAGCTCGTTGAGCTTGTTCACGTTGTCGTAGAACGCACTGGCCTGGCTGGCCTGGCTGTCGGCGTTGCCAAAGAATCGTCCGGCCAGTGGAATCTTGAAGGTCGGCAGCTCCTCACCGGTCACCACCGCCTTCACTGTCTGCTCCACCTTGGACAACTCACGTCCCACACCGCCGGTCACCTGGCCAAACAGGTAATCGATCTGGTCCGGCGTCGGGCTCAGCACGCCGGCCACATACTCATTACCGCCGGTCACCCAGTTGATGGCCTCAGCAAGCCACTTGGCCGGGGCTGTGGCCGTGTCTTTGAACTGGGTGTGCCCAGGGATAGCCTGGTTGCTCGATGTGCGCGCGATGGGCTTACCGGTCCAGTCCTTGTTCTCGCGCAGGGCCACGAACGGATCAAGCGCGGTCGGTGCAATCGTCTGCATGCTCAGGCCTGCATTGCCAATCGGGTTGAAGGCATCCATGAACATGCCGATCATCGACACGATGCGCTTTTGCGGCTTCTCAAATCCACTCAGCGCAAACTCGGCGGCGTGCCGGCCGATGCCCGGGATCACATGGAAACCCAGCGGCATCGGGATGCTGACGTAGCTCTTGCCGCCCACCGGGATGATCAAGCTGCGCTCGCGCAGAAACTCCGGCGGGTCATCGTCGCCAAACCCCGCGGCCGCCAATAGCAGGGCCTGGGTCGCACCCAACAGGATGCCGCCGTACACCACCTTCTTGCCGGTCGAGCTCAGGCGAATCGTCTTGGGTTTGCCGGGCTGCATGGTGAACAGCGTCTGGCCCATGCGTGCGGTGCCTTGCATGGCGGCGTTGAAGAAGGCGTACAAGGCGCCCGCCTGCTGCCCGGCCTGGCCCTTGCGGTTGAAGTTGACGGTCAGGTTTTTGGCCAAGGAGGCCGCCTGTTGCTTGCTCATGCCCTGGTCCAAGCCTGTCTTGTAGGCCGACAGGCGGACCGCGTTCTCCATGGCGCCGTTGTAGTCGCTAAGCCAGTCAAAAATCCAGCCGGCGCCTTTGCGCGCTTCGCTCATCGGCACCTTCAGCTTGCCGTTGATGGTGAAGATTTTGCCCAGCTTGGAGTTCATCCAGGCGTCCGGCGTCAGAATCTTCTGCAAGGCCTCGGCCCGGTCGGCGCTGGTCTTGAACAGGTCGCGGAAGCCGGTCTGGCCGCCCTCCAACTCAAACTCCTCAAACAGCTGCGCCCATCGGGACGCTCCCACGCCACCGCTGCGCTCAGCGCGCATGTCGGCATAAATCCCCGCCAAGGCGGACAGTGTGTTCTTGGCAATCTCCAGGCGCTTGCCAGCCAGAGGTGTCTCCCCCAGGTTGATCATGGCACCCTGCACGTCGCGCACCAGGTTGACCACGCCGAACACTGGGTTGTACTGGGTGTTGACAGCCGAGAAGTAGCGCGTGATCTTTGCGCTCACCGCCAGCACACCCTCAAGGTTGTTGGCATCCAGGTTTTTCAGCGCCGTCACCATGCGCAAAGCCCTGGGGTCGGTCTCGTTGAAGACCACCGCCACTTCCCTGATAACTCCATTGGCATCAGGCACCTTGGCCACCAGCACCTCGTCGCGGCTCTTGTACATCGGGTCGATCCGGTCCACCACGGTGTTGGTCTTGGGGTCATAGACCCGGGTGCTCGGAGGGGGTCCAACATTCCACAGGTCGGGGTCGGGGTTCGCTGTGGCCAGGCCTACCAAAGCGGTAGCCACGCGGTTCTTCTCGCCGCGCACGATCAGCTTCTCCCGCTGCAGGGCGATGTTGGCCAGCACGTCCACCACCTTGCGGGTCGAACCGGTCCGGCCTTTGGTCTCTTTCCCTTTGACGCTGAAGCCCTGGCCAATGCCCATGCGG